AGAAAAGTAGGAGCCCATGAGTAAGTGTAAACGATGCGAAGCTAGGGCGTAAGCCCAAAGGTTGACCGCGTTTCCACTGAATATCACCAATTTCAGATTTAAACCTGAGTTGGGAAATCTCTTCGAAGAGTTTTATGTCGGGAATTTCACCAAAGATAGACTTAAGTACTTCTAATTGTAACCCTAAAGGGAAATAATCGGTTGCACCAGTCAAATCTACTGAGTGAACTACCTTACCAGCTGATAAAGCTGATTGAATCCAAGGTATAGCACGGGACTGATCATATGTACAATCCCACTGTAGACACTCAACAACTCGCGAAATTGCAAGTTGGAGAGGCTTAAGTGCCAGCTGATGAATCCGGTAGGGAGAAGCGATTGCTCGCAACTTCAAACCAGGTTCTTGAAGGAAGTGAACTTCACCTCCATACAGATGGTTATCAGGATGAACATCAGTCTTAACGAGGGGACCTTGAATACCTCTGACAACGGGCGCATAAAGCTCCCAATGTTTCCAGGCAAACAAGTAATTCTCTTGTCCCACCGAATAATTCATTTCAGATAAAATATCATCTGATTGACGAACACGTCGATGAGAATGAATTTGAGGGGCCCATTTTTCTTTGGATCCAACAAATTCAAGAAGTGAATTATTCCCACGTTGCACGTCTTGAAAAGGAATTACCCTTTTCACACAATCACAAAATGAAGCGATGAAATCATTGGATAAACCAATGGGATCAGAGCAATTTACGCCATCAAGGAACTTCTTAAGCTGTGTGTCTAATACAGTATTCGAAGTGAACAATGTCGCAATGTTGAGAGCTTGTAAAATCCTATTAAATCTCTTGCGAGATTGAGAAGGTAATTTACAATCTAACGACCATTTCATGATTGAGCCCAAGACACCCGAAACACGACCTAATCGGTTCATACGAACCCAACTAAGTTGTGAAGGGAGCCCAGCCTTCCGGCGAATGAAATCGACTTTCAGGAGTTTAAGCCTGGAGACGGTCCATTCAGGGCCATTATTGGCAACCCACTTAAACACTAAATCCACAAAAGGATTTATAGTTTGGTGAGGGATACCAATAGCAACAAGTCTATGCCTAGCGCCTCTTTCTAACTGACTGTGATTACTCATAGTCTATCGACTGCCCCCCTTTCAAGGGTGTGGTTGAAGTTAGTAGAGGATGTCGTATCCACTATCTGAAGTGAGG